ACCGTCCCTGTACCGTTAAAGTTAACCCAAGCTTTTGCGCTACCGTTGACCACTGTACCGACCGGAACACTGAGTGTACCTGCTACGTTCTGTAGCGTATCTGTTTTAATTGTGCTCATGGGGTGCTTTCAGCGGAAGATGGCGACATCAGTCATGTCAGTGTCTGTGGAGCCATTTTGAAATGTTTGGCAATTAACCCGTACAGCCGTAGTAGTTTTATTACCGGCGTAGGTTGCTTGGCTTCCAAGAACGATGGTCGTGTTCTTATCGCCCGAACGCCCCGCAGAAGCTGCCACCGCATAGTTAGCATCCGGCATCGCAGTCGTGAAGTTTACCGTGTAATCGCCCACACCGTTATCTGTAATGCTCGATACGTTCCCGCTGGCCCTGATGGCCACAGTGCCGGTGCCGTTGAAGTTCACCCAAGCCTTTGCTGTATATACTTCAACACCAGATAAATTCTGTAATGTTGTGCATTTAATTGTTGACATAACTATTATTCCTTTTAAACAACAACCCAACTAGAGCCTGAAGGCACGGTAACAGTGACACCGCTGTTAACTGTAATAGGCCCTGCGCTCATGGCATTATTGCCTGTGGTGATGGTATAGTTAGCCGAGATGACACTATTGTTCTCGTACAAACCTTTGGTGGTTGTATTAGCGTCTGTATTCAAGGCTGTCCAAGAAGCTGTAGTGCCGTTAGTGGTCAGGTACTCACCTGCATTGCCTGTCTGATCGGGTAAAGCATCAACAGCAGCCCATGAGCTGTCAGTTCCGTTGGTTGTTAAATATTTACCTGAGTTGCCCGCCATCGTAGGGAGTACCTTACTATCATCTAGCGAGGCAATCCAAGCAGGGTTACTATAGCTTCCTGTAGTGACTACTCCGTTAGTTACCGTACCTGCGTTGCCGCTAACAGATCCACTGATTGTAGAGCTAAAAGTTTTAACCCCTGCGATGGTCTGATCGCCTGTCAGCTTAACAGTGGAAGCGAGTGTAGCGGCTGCTTCAGAGGCAGAGGCTGCTGCGCTTGTGGCGCTAGAGGACGCTGCTGTAGCGGAACTGGCTGCGTTAGCGGCACTGGTAGAGGCAGCAGAGGCGCTAGAGGCAGCGTTAGAGGCTTGGGTGGCAGCACTGGCAGCAGAGCCAGCAGCGGCAGTGGCTGATGTAGAAGCAGACGATGCACTACCTGCTGCGTTAGAGGCCTGAGTAGTTGCTGTAGAAGCACTAGAGGCCGCAGCGCTCGCAGATGCTGAGGCAGCCGTAGCCGAAGAAGCAGCGGCTGTAGCGGAGTTTCCCGCATTTGTCGCAGACGTAGACGCTGAAGAAGCTGAAGTGGACGCAGAAGAAGCGCTAGAGGCTGCGTTAGAGGCCGAAGTAGAGGCGCTAGAGGCAGACGAAGAAGCATTGGTGGCTGACGTTGCAGCAGAGGTAGCAGAACCGGCAGCAGCGGTAGCTGAAGCAGCGGAAGCAGCAACACCTGCGTCTACGTTACCAGCAGCGGCTTCAGCGGCAGCTTCAGCGGCCTCAGCAGCGGCTTGAGCAGCCTGAGCAGCATCACGAGCAGCTTGAGACTGAACTAAGAACTCTTGGAATTCGGTAGTATCCGAATCAGAACTAGCACTGCCTGTGCCGCCCGGCCCGCGAAAGATAGTCATACGTTTTCCTTAGTCTTCTTAACTTGTTTATTAACGACTTTAACTGTTGGTTTCTGTTCTTCGGTAGGGATGATCTCATACCACTCAGGGTTTTCCCTGAAGCTCTTGATGTCTACCTCACTACGCACTGTGGCAATAGTCTGTGGCCTAGTGCTATGCTTCATTTGAAAGCTTACCATCTGTGTATCTCCTTTATTTATTACTCATGGATAATAAGTAGTAAAGAAAAGAGAGCCCCGAAGGGCCCTCCTTAATCACCTATCAAGCCGCAGAAGCGTCAACGATGATTGGAACGCAACCGTAGTCACGCAGTTCGCCCACGCCGTACAGGGTGTCAGCAGTGAACAAGTTACCGAGGTATTCTTGTTTGTACTGAGTCTGAGCGCGAACGCCGATTTGCTCAACCAACACAGCCCAGTCGCGGTGGAACATCAGAGCAGCGCGGTCAGTAGCGGTGTTGCCAGCAGCGGTATCGCAGTTGGTAGACACATACACTTTAACGCCGTAGATGTCACCGAACTCACCGTTTTGCAGGGTAGTACCGTTGCCTTTGAAGGCTTGCTCGGTGAAGCGGTTGATACCCAACATGCTGTTACGTGCAACAGGAGGAACCACCAGCGAACGACCGTCCATAGGCACGTCTTGGTCGTCCAGCAACTGGATAGCTGCACGGATACCAGCATCAGCGATGTTGGCAGCGTTGGACGAACCGTAAGTGTAAGCAGCGCCGGTAGAACCAATGATGCCACCAGCGTACTGAGCGTTAGCGGAAGAACCACCACGAGCAGCGCGAGCCAGTTGGATCAAAGTGGTGTCCACTTGCTTGCCCAGGGCGTGACCTGCGTCATCGGTGTAGAAGCTACGCAGGCTCGACAGAGCTTGGGCTTCAACGATGTCTTCGATCAAGCGGCTGTACTCGAAGTGTTTGTCGATAGAGATGGTCACATCGCCTTCAGTTGCAGCGATCAAGGTGACTTGAGCGCCAGCAGCTTTAGCGGAAGCTGTACCACGGGTAGGCGAAGGAATGTGAACGGTGTCACCTTTCTTGCCTTTGAAGCTCATCTTCTTGACCAGATTGGCCATAACGAGCGATTTCTTGTATGCTGCCACGATCTCGTCAGACCAAACTTCAGGGATGAAGGTTGCTGCTGTGGTGACTGTGACGTTGTTTGTACCTAAAGCCATTTGAATACTCCTATGATTTCAAAAATTGATTATTACTTTACGTGAGCAAGCTCACTTGACTCGACCCTGTTGATAAGCTGCCATGATTTCGGGTTGTAGCAACTCATAACGATCTGGATCTGTCATCTTAAGACGGATTAAATCCGCACGGCGGTATACTTTCTTTGCAACTTCGCCAGAACCACTTGTATCCACGCCTGCGGCTCGAAGAGCTTGTGCCTGTTGTTTCTTACCAGCTTCTTGTACGTTGTTGTTGCGAACTTGCTTAAGTTCTTTATAGGTGCTCAAGAGTTCATCCGCTGAACCAAAGTCAAACTCTGCATCTGCTTTAGCGTAAAGGTTAAGACGAATAGGACTAGCTTTCACCCACTCCTGAAATCCAGTGTCGTTGGCGATAGTGCCAAAGTCAGGATGTTTGGATGCTAATTGCTGTGCTGTCTTCATCCGCTTTAGCTCAAGGTTAGCTTGTTTAGCTTCAATGACTGCGGGGTTATTCTCGATTGCACGTTTAATAGAGTCTTGAGGGTTCTCAAAGAAATCTACTTCGGGCGCACTTTCAACAGTTACTGTCTTATCGCTTTCGAGTTGTCGTTTCAAGAGTTGATCTGCTAATGAACGTACTTCGTGTACTTCCTGTGCTTGCCTCCCAATCATCTTTTCAGCTTCTTGGTGCATCTTTACGATGTCTTCAAAGGCTTTACCTTTGTATTTATCAGGAACTACATTCTCTACTTCTACAACTTCTTGAGGTTGCTCCTGTACCGGAGTCTCTTGAGGTTGCTCATCTGTGATCGTGTCCAAGGCTGGATCAAACGATTCGTCGTCAATAAATGCCATACTATTATTCTCCTGTCTCTCTTGAGATTATAGGACTATGAAATGTGGATACTCTCGTACCTACCCGTTTAATGTGAAGTGTTACTCTGGAACAGCGTAAGAGGCTTTCCTCTCTTGTTTCAGCTTATCACTTCGTTTACGTTCCCATGCGTCATATGCACCGGGAAAAGCACCTGTGATGCCCTCCAAGTTACTCCTGACACTAGAAACAATTCTCGTTGAGTGCTTACCGCAGGCTCGACAAGCGAGTTCCCTACAGTCTTCATCAACAAACGCTTCAGAGATGTGTCCATCTTCACAAACAAACTCAAACATTCGGCGCATTACAGTGCCTCCTGCTGGAGTTGCTCGAAAATCTCTTCACAAGTCTTCTTGCGGTTAAGAATCAAATCTAGAATGTCCAACTGTCCTAGTCGGTAGTTTAATGATTGTTCGTCTTTCACAGTGCGAACATTGTCTAGATTAGTTTCTAACTCTTTGAGGTCTTCAATCAAGTATTTCCACCCTTCAGTGGACATCATCGAGAAAGTTTCCTCGTAATAATGTTGAAGTTTCTTATCCATAAGGGGAAACTCCTTTCTTAGTGGTTATTTAGGCTGACGATTCTGCATCTGAGCTACAGCGATACGCTCGTTTGAGTCAATATCTTTCTCTTTGAGCATCAAATCAGCCAGTTTCATACGTTTA